CCGGTGCGCCCCATGTGGTCTATGGACACCACCAGCCGCATCATGCACCGGCGGCGATGAGCGCATCGAGGATGACACGCGCGAGGGTGCGCGAGACGGTGCTCGATGGCGAGGTCGAGCTCGCCGGTGTGTAGCTGGCGAGCAGGGTGGCCACCTCACTCGGCGAAATGGCGATGGTGACCAGTGACGCATCCGACACCGACCCATCGGCCCATGTGATGCTCGCATCCTCGACGCTTACAGACTCGGCCATGTGTCACCTCAACTTGATGATTTGGTATTCGGCCTTGAATGCCACCGACTCACCACCGGATATCGTCCCGCTGGTGGTGGTGGACAGCGCGATGAAAAGCGACCAGTTTTGTGAGGCCGTGAGCGCCTGGGTGGACTTTACGGTGTGCTGCGCGCTCGCCGCTGTGGCGCCGCTCAGCTCGCCATAGACTGTATTTCCCGCATGGCGCTGAGCGGTGCGGGTGATGATGCCGGTGATGGTGTCGGCGCCATCGTAGGTGAACCCGGCTGTATTGCCGTTGGTGCTGTCGAGGTAGACCTGGTGGCCCTCGCGCGCGGTGGTGATGTTGTTCAGCCGCCGGCCGATGCCATAGCCGTCGAATGCAGCGGTGGTGGTCGATGTTGGGTCAACACAGCACCCGACCGCCAAGCGCAAATCAGCCGCACCGGGAAAGGTGAACGATGACAGCTTGACCACCATCAGGAATGAGTCATCTGTGGTAAGGCGCGTACCGTTCGCATCATTGAGGTCGGCATAGTGGCGCGGCCATTGTGCATCCGAGCCGGAAAATGCATACTTGAGGTCGCCGGTGCCGAGCGCATTGAATGTGATGGTGTTGACACCACCGGCGATGGTCTCGCCGCTATAGCCCATCCCATCGGGCTCAAGCTTGGTGTGCCCGGTGGTGAGGTCGATGGTGGTGAATGCGAGCGGGGTGATGCTCACACCAGCGCCACCGGCGGCGGGGAATGCGAATAGCGCGCGGCTCACGGTGCGACCCGTTCGGGTGGCAGGGTGTACGCCTCGACATCGACGGTGCCGGTCTGTGCGCTGATGCACACGGTGGCATAGCTCGCGCCGGCGATGGCGCCGCCGAATACGAGCTGTATACCGCTGCTCGCTTGGTCGGCGCTGAATGACTTGCGCGCGGTCGCGGCGGCCACCGTGCCGCCCTCGGCTACGCCGTTGTAGACGTGTACCGCACCTGTAGCGAAGATGGCGAGCCCGGTGTGGGCCGGGCCTCGGATCTGGGTACAGTCTGTGCCCACGCTGGTCTCGGCGCCGAATGCGGGCTGTGGGTCGCTGGTGAGGTCGATGGCCATCTGTGAGCCTCCTTTCGGGCGATGATACCCTCTGAGTTATCAATAGTCCACCGGCCGCATTTATCCATAGGGTATTGATAAACCTGTGAATAATGTTCTCTACAGGCTTATCCATAGCCTGTGAACAACACAGGTACAGATATGCAAAAGTCTATTGATAAGTCCGCCCGTAGATATCCACAGGTTTATTCACAGCTTGTGAATATCTTGATGCTCGCCGCCGGGTGCGCTGAGCCGAGCACCGACAGCGGCGATGCGCCGCCGGTGTGCTCTCGGCCGTGTGTTGACAGCCCCTATCATCGGTGCGGCGGCTACCTGGCGGTGTCTGAGTCGCTGAGCTGCTCGGCGCTCGCTGTGGGTATCGCGATGGACGATTGGAGCGCGTACAGCGTCGAGGCCGATGGTGTGCCGGTCGAGGTGCTCAAGCGCGACGGGGTGCTCACCGGTAGCTGTGACGGCTCGGCGCTGGTGAGGCGGTGGTCGGTGTCCGATGAGCCGGGGTGTGCGATGGTGGAGGCCATCCCCCAAACGTGCGACGCGCTCGCCGCCGGCCTGCTATGGGATGCCGATGTTGCTGGGTGGTCGGTCGAGGCGCTCACCACCGATGGTGATGTGCTGCTCGCCGATGCGTACACCACACAAGCCCGCATTTATGGCGAGTGTCCTGATGGCGCCTCGATGGCGCGGGTGGTCGGTGTGCTGCCCGACCTGGGCATGGTGGGCGGCGAGCTGTGGCCGTAGCTCAGCCGATGCCACCCAGCTCCATCGGCGCCATTGACCATGACAGGACAAACCGCCACGCGCTACCGTTCCATGCTTTGGAGGTGACGGTGGCGCGCTGGCCTGTGAGCGCGAGGTCGGTGGCGGTGAGGCTGATTTGGTCGCCGACCATCAACCATCCATAGCGCGGCGCGGCTTGCACCTGAACGGCGAGGTGCATGAACCCCCTGTCATAGATGAGCCATCTGAGCACCCGCTCGGCGGTGCTGTCTTCTTGGATGTAGCTGACATCGACGGTCGCACCCGGCCGGCGGCCGTACAGCTCGCGTGACCGCTGACCTTCGAGCAGCCTGGCGCGGTCGCTCACGGTGGTGTCGGCTGTCTCGATGAGCGTATCCATGAGTTTATTCTGGAGGTCGTTGCGCTTGTATTTGATGCCGAGCTCGTTTGTGAGGTCGGCGAGGCGCTGTAGCACCTGAACGGGCGATACCTGCACGATGCCGCGCGCCGCATCGAGGGTGAGCTGTGGTAGCTGGCCGATGCTGTTGAGCGGTAGCAGCGAGACCGGGTAGACACCATCGGCGCCGATGCGTAGCTGTACGGGCATGAAGGGGAGCACCTGAGAGCTCAAGAGCTGCCAAGCGGTGACGGTGGCATCATTGACATAGCCGGCAAACTTGTACCTATTGAGCGCGGGCTCGGCGCTTCTGAATGCTGCATCATCGACAGCGGCGCCGCTCAGCTCCAACATATACCGGATGACATCGCCGCCGGCCTCCAGGCCGCCGCGCCCATACGGGTTTCTGAGGCCATAGGTGGGCTCGCCTGCAAAGTGCCACCCGACGTGGTGATTACCGCTTACACCGTTAAATGATGTCCCTGCATTGTGAACATCGGTGAACGCATAAAGGTTGCCATAAGCATCGGTGGCCTGTTCAACGGTCGCGGTAGTGTACCGCTCGCCGTCCTCATCATACATGGTGACGCGCGAGGCCACCACCCGGCCTGCGGCGATGAGCACGAGATGTTCGTTGCCTGTGACCTTGATGAGATAGCCGGGTGAGCCTGGGCTGTCGCCGTCGCCGGGCGAGCCGATGACAAGGGGGTACGGGCTACCCTGGTAGTCTACCGGCGAGCCGAATAGGGTGACCGGGCCGATGTTGCTTTTCGGGTTGAGTACGGGCTGGGTGTCATCGAATGGCCGCGATGTGATGGTAAAGGCGGCATAGCCGGCGGCGCGGTCGGGGAAGCCGATTTGTGGCCGTGAGACCGGGCCGGTGATTTGAATGAGGCGCCGCTCATAGACTGTGAGCGCGGTGTCGCCGCGTACAAACACCATCGCGAGCTCGCACACCGCCACCTCAAGCATCCGGCCGGCGATGTACTCGGCCATCATGGACACATCGGGGAAAACCACCGACATCGAGGCCGTACCACCTTGCGGTGTGCTGTCGCTGCGCCTGAGCGAGTCTTGGAGTGAGCGCACATCGAGCGAGCCATCGTAGCGCAGCGGCTCGCCGGCGTTGTTGTAGATGGTGAGCGGCCGGTCGGCGAATCGGTAGGTGCGGCCGAGCCATGACACGGTGAGGATGAAAGCGGGTCGAGACCCGCGCAGCTCGGCGGCCGATGGGCGGCGGTGCAACATCAAACCAGCTCCGTAAAGGCGACAGCCTCGCCGCGCTTCTTGGCCGAGGTGGTGCCGGGGATGCCGGCGAGGTCTCGAATGGTGACCGTGCCGGTCATGATGGCCGGGATGACCTGGCGGCGCGAGGTGATGACACGCACCTGTGTACCGCTTGCCTGTTTAGGCAAGTGCCGCAGCACCACCACCGGCCGCTCGGCGCCCTCACAGTACCGATACAGCCCCTCGACGGTATAGGGCAGGAGGTCGGGTAGGCCCATCGGTAGCGCGCCGGCCTCGGCGGTGGCGGTCGAGTAGTTGGGATCGGCGGCCGTGCCCTCACCAGCGCCGGTGTATGCCGGTGCGGTCCACCCGAGTTCAAACTCGCGGCGCGGCGGTGCGCGTCTGGTGGTGGTGGTGATGCGGGCATCGCTCTCGGTGACCTCTGTACCGGCCGAGGTGGTGAACCTGGCGCCGAGCTCCGGGCCATCAGGGAATGCGTAGATATCGCCGACCCACATACACCCGAGGGTGGCGGTGTTGTCGGGTGTGGTCTGTGCGTCGATGTCGATTTGTATGCTCTTGGTGTTCTTGCTCTGGAGGTGGATGACCACCACCGCATTTTTCGGCACAAGATAGGCCGTCCCGGTCGATGGGCAGCTCGCCGGGACATCGAGCACCGAGAGATAGGTGGGCATACCCGCGCCGCCGGCGAGTACGCCCTCGGTGTTGCGGTCCACCTCGACCCATTTGGTGGTGCCGGTGCCGCTGTCGAGTAGCAGCCACCAGCCCATCGCCTCATTCCTGTGGAGGGTGACACCGGATGTGCCCGCCGATGTGGGCCGGACGGTGTTTCCGTTTCTGGTGAATGCGAAGCCCGCGCCGGTGTGGGTGAGGTCGAATGAGTAGGTGGTGGGGATGCCGAATGTGTCGAGCAGCTTGACAGCGCCGGTCCTGAAGCCACGAATACCACCGAGATAGACGCCGATGGCGGCGGTCTGCCGGGTGAGCTGGTTTTGTGTGCTGATTTGATACACGAACGACTGCGCCGGCGAGGCGCTCACACCGGCCTCGCTGCGCCATTGTTCGCGCGGTGAGAGCGAGCTGGGCCAGTGTAGCAGGTCCACCGGGTAGCCATAGCGAGGCGAGCCGGTGTAGCTGTCGCCGGCGCGGCCTGGGCCACCGACCGCGTTGATGCGGTAGTTACCATCGAGGGTGATGGCGCGGCCGATGCCGGTGTAATCGTGGGCGAACAAGTCATCCGGGTTGGTCAATGGAAGCGAGCGCGTGCCGTTCATTTCCTCATAGGAGGCCCGCACCGCTTGAAAGTATGCCTCGGGTGCGGTGACCGGCGAGGTCGCGCTGTGCTTGACACCGAATGTGATGTTTCTGGTGGGCGTGAGGCTGCCACCGGTGCTGGTCAGTGTGCCGTTGCCCCATGATGTCCACAGCCGATCATCGAAGACAGAATAGACCCGATACCATCCCTGTATGGTGTTGCCGCGCATTTCAATGCGGTACTCGATGATGTCGTCGGTGCTGAGTGTGAGGTCGGCGAATCCAGAGACCGCCGCGCCGGCGGTTACATCATGCAGCCTGGCGGCGGTGGTCGAGACCCTCACTTGCCAGTTGTAGCCGGCGCTATTGTCCTCGACGAATGCAGAGACACCCGAGAAGAATGTGGAGACCGAGCCGCCGGCGGCCTGTTGCTGTACCCATTCGACGGTGATGCCCTCGGCGGTGGTCGAGGTGTGGGTGTGGGTATAAAACAGTGTTCCCGTACCGCTCGCCGTGCCAAATAGGCCATCTGCGGCGAGCGTCTCGGTGGCTGTGCCGGTGGTGGTCTTTGTCCAGGCGGTGAGGTTGCCGGGCAGCTCGCCGGGGAAATAGGAGACCGCCCACGATGACCGGCCGGTGATGTCTGAAAACTGGACATTTCCGGCGAGGGTGACCGATGACCACCCACCGAGGCCCCACTCGCTCAAGCTGCTCTCATAGTCGGTGGTAGTGGGTGCCTGATGGTTGCCGTAGACGTACACCCGGCCGCCGGCGGCGCACATCGAGACGTATTGGGGGTATAGGTCGCCGCCGGGTGACCATGCATTTTTGTACTGGCTGGGGATGTTGTCACCAGCGCCCATCAGCACCCAGGTATCGCCCTTGTCATCGGTGCGGGTGATGACCATGCTGTCATAGCCGACATCGCGGTGTGTGACATAGATGCTGCCATCACTGTCGCTGGTGATGGCGCACTCGCCGTCCGTAAACTTGGCCGAGGTGATGGTGGCGATGGTTGGGCCACCGGCCACCACGATATCGCCGCCGGTCTCATCGCTGATAGACTCGAATGGCGAGCGTAGCCGCCTGAGCCGGCTACCCTCGGCCTCATCGATAAAGGCGAGGTACAGCTCATCATCGAGGCTGGTGAGGTCTGGATAGCCGACAGGATAGGCGAGGTCCACCTGTGGCACACCCGCATAGCTGTGCGTCACATTCGGGTCGCTCGCAAACTCAACAAGGTCGAACCGTAGCCCCTCGCTGTCGGATGCGAGCTGATAGTACCCATCTGGATAGGTGGTGGCGCTGGTGTTGTTGACCTGTGCCCAGATGAGCAGAATGACCCGGCCGGCGGCCTGGCGCATCTTCATGCGGCGGATGGTGTAGCCATCGCCGCTGGTGTCGTTGTCGATGTTGATGGCCTCGGGTAGCACCCGGCTCGACACCAGCGAGTATGAGGCGCCGTCATCGGTCGAGCGGTACACTTCAACCTGTGCGGTCTCGGTGGTGGTGTCCTCGACGATGCGCGCGATGATGATGGACTCATCGGGCAAGATGCACACGGTCGGGTGTAGGCTGCTCTCAAGGCGGGTGGTGGGGTCGGTGACACCGCCGGTGACATTAACCTCGGTGACCGTGCCATCGGCGGCGAGCCGGTAGGACCGCACATGGGTGTTGAGCGAGCTGGTGTAGCTCGCCACCACCACCACACCGCCGGATGGGCACGCGGCACAATCTGGCGTGAGGATGTCCACTGTGGAGCTCGCGCGGTCGATGAAGGTGTGCGAGGCGAGGCTGTTGGGTGCGTCCCACCCTCGGTAGCTGGTGGCGCTGTCGGTGCTGGTCTTCCAGACAAAACCAGCGCCGCCGGGGACGGCGTTGCCGCCTTGCTGGGTGAGGATGTTGTATACGGTGCTGGTTTGGTCGCCGTATGCCTGCACCTGTAAGCGAGGCGCCGGCGAGGCTGTGCTCACCACCTCGCCGGGCATCGGGTCGGCCTGGCTGTAGCTGCTCGATGCGTCGAGGTCGGTGGCCGTGAGCCGCCACGGAATGAGCGCGGCGGTGTAGTCATCGCGTGAGCGGTCCTGTGCTGCCATTAGTACCCTGCCCGGCCGACATCGCGGCCCTGATAGATGAGGTCGTGTAAAGGTGTGCCGCCGCTCTCGACCACATCAGCGAAGAACACGCCGAAGTGTTGATATTGAGGGATGGGCACCACCTGTGCGCGGCCGGTGTCGCCGCGCTCCATTCGCCGGGTCGCCTCGGGTGACATCACCCGGCCGCTCTCATCGATGGCCTCATCGCGCAGCACCACCGTTCTGACACTCTGCTCATCCGGTGCGAGCTGGCCGCCCTGGTGCAAGCTCTGTGCGCCTACTGCGGCGGCCTGGGTGGCCGCGCCGGCGACCACACTGGCGATGCCGAGCGCGGCGAGCACAGGGTTACCGGCGGCCTGTGATAGCGCCTTCTGAATGCCCACGGCGGTATCGATGGCGATTTGTGCGAATCCAAGCGATTTAGACACGCTGAGCGCGCGCTGTGCGGCCTTCTCATCGGTCTCGGCGCGCTTTCTGGCGACCTGTGTGGCGAGGCGGCCGAATGAATCGAGCGCGCTTGATATGTCGGCCTGAGCGGCGAGGCGGCGCTGTCTTTCTTCCTCGATGATGTCGAGCGCGCGCTGGTGTGCTTCTTCTTCGATGCGGCTCTTCTCGGCCTGATGGTCGAGAAACATCTGGAACTCGGCCTCTTCTCGGGCCGAGGTGACAGCGGCGCGGGCGGCCTCGATGTCGGCGCTCTCGCCGGTGATGCGCTGTATCTCGGCGAGCCTCTCTATCTGTGCATCGTAGCCGGCGAGTATGCGCTCATTCTCGGTGAGCTGCTCGCCGGCGGCCTGTGCTTGAATCGATGAGACCTCATCCATGAGCCGCTGAAGATCCGACAGCGATGCCAGCCGCTCACGGTCGGCCGCCGCCGCTGCTCGCTGTGCCGCCGCGCTGGCTTCCCTTGCTGCGGCCTCCCGCTCTTGGGCGTCTCTGCTCTCACGATGAAACTCTGCGAGGAGGTCAATCACCTCGACCTGGCGCTCGACGCGCGCGATTTCCTGCGCTCGCGCCTCGGTGAGCCTTGACAGGTTCGCTTCCTCGGCCGCCAGCGCCGCCGCCGCCGCCTGTGCTCGCTGCTCGTTTCCTCGCTTGAGCCTCAAGAGGTTTTGATGTCTGCTGTCCTCGGTGGCGAGCTGGTTAACGAGTGCTTGACTGGCCTCGATCTGCGCATCATAGGCGCTCACCACAGCATCGGAGGCGGCGCGCGCTTGGTCGGCTTGTGTCTCGGCGGCGAGGCCGAAACTGTCTATCTCGCCATTGACCATGCGGATCTGGTCTTCGATGTCTCGGGCGCTGTCTGCGACCCGCTGCATGGCATCGCTGAGGTTATCCGCCCTCGCCTGAGCCGCCGCCATCGCATCGGCGGCCCTTTGCTGCTCTTTCTGGTACAGCGCGAGGCCAGCGGTGAGCGCACCGACCGCCAGCGCCGCCGGGCCGAGGCCGAGCCGTAGCACGCTCAAACCTCTCGCCAGTGTGCCTACTGACCGGATGACCTGGCCGAGCCTGGGATCGACAAGGGACACCACAGCGGCGAGCCCCTGTATGCCTCGGCTCGCCGTGCCGGACTGCTTACCAAGATCCTTGAGGCCATCCGATGCGCCGCTGAGCCGGTCTTCAAGGCCCACCGCCACACCATCGGCGGTGCTCCCGAGCGAGGCGAGACCCGCCTCGGCGCTGCTGGTGTCTACACCGACACCGAATGTGAGTAGCTCTTGGGTGATGCTCACAGCTCACCACCGGCGGCGAGGGTGGCCCGCGCATCGGCGAGCAGCGCCGCCGGCGCATCGGGCATGGCCGCCACCTGTCGCGCGAATGCGAGCGCCTTCTGTGACGGTGGCGCGGTGCGGTGCTGGTGTATGGCGCTGAATACGGCCATCATATCGCTCGCTCCTTTGTTGCGGCGCGGTCGCGCTGGTGTGGTGGGGCCATCGGCCTCGATGTCGCCAGTATACCGGCCACCGAGGTCGTTTCGCACATGGGCGAGGTGGAGCGCCTGTAGGTGGGCCGGTAGCCGGTACAGGTCCACCGGGTCGAGTATGTTGAGGCGGTGCATGGTCTCGACCATGAGGCCCTCCAGGGTGTAGCCCGACAGCCGCCCATCCTCGCCTCGCCCTATGAGCCGTTTCCCACCGTCTCAAGCACCTCGCCGGATACTTTCTCAAGCTCATCGACGGCAAAACAAAGACGGTTCAACATCGCCACCGTGAGGCCGGCGGCCTGGAATAGCTGCGCGAGCTCATCGACGTACAGCCGCCATGCATCGAGCGCGGCGGCCGGGTCGGGGTGTGGCGGGATGCCATCCTCGGTGGGCCTGAGTGACTCGGCCACCATCGCGATTGCGCGTTGCTCGTAGACCATGCTTCGGTCGGCGCCGGTGAGGTCGCCCTCGGGAATGGCCGCGCGCAGCATCGGCATAAACAGCACCGGCAGCGGGTAGAGGGTGTAGGTGATGGACTCGCCGCCGGCCGTGAGTGTGACCTGGCGGGTGGGTGATGTGGTGAAACCACGCATTGATGTGTACCTGTGGTAAATGGGTCGGCCTGATGGCTGAGCGCCACAGGTACGCTACCGCTCACCCACCAGCCGACCCGTGTGAGGCCGCTTTTATGCGGCGGTCGGGTAGTTCTCGTAATTTGTGAAGCTCGCGGTAAACCGTACCGCGTCTTCGGTGCCGGCCTCGATCTGTACGCTGTCCGGGTGGGCGAATGCGAATGTGAGCGTCTGTGTGGCGGCGCCGCTTGCCTTGCTCTCAAGGTAGGTGACGGTGAGCTCGACGGTGTAGCCATCGCCGTCGCTGGTGGTCACCCAGCTCGCCGCCGTGCCGGTGCGGGTGAGCGCCTCATAGATGTGGGTATTGGATGAGCCCTTGAAGCTGGTGATGTAGCCGTCAAACTCGACGGTGGTGACCTGATCTTGGGTCTCGACCACCACCGGTGTCGTCTTGTGCCGGCCCTGTGACATCGCCTCGATGACCGAACGGCCCGACACTGTGAAGCTGATAGAGCCCTCAAAGATGACGCTGATGGTGTTGGCGGTCGGGGTGGTGCCATCGGCCACAGCGAGTGCGGTGGTGCCGATTCTCTTGAGCGGTGTGGAGCTGTCAAGTGATGCCATGTGTGGCCTCCTTTATGCGAATGGGTCAGTGAAGCGCGCCACCCAGTCTACAACGCCGCGCACCTGTCGGCGGCGGTAGCCATCTGTATCGGGGATGCGCCGTATCTCGGCGGCCTGTATCGCGAGCATCGCATCGGCCACCGTCGAGGGTGCGCCGGGTGTGGTGTAGTCCTCGACCGACAGCCGCAGAAAGGTCATCAGCTCGCGCAGTTCGGCCGCCGCCTGGAGGTGCTCCCGGAATGACACCGGGCTCGCCTCGGCTGTCGATGCCGGCCAAAACAGCTCCACCGACATCACCAGCGCCATTCTCATCGCGCTGTGGGTGGCATCCCACCGGCCGATGGGGGTGGGCGGGAGCTCATCGAATGTGACGCGCGCCCACGGTCCGGCGAGGTGGGCGAGTGCGGGCTCATCCACCTCGGCGATGGCCGGCGAGCCGGTGAGCGTCTGGGTGCGTAGCCAGCCCATGAGACGCGCCTGTATCCAGTCGATGCGCGCGGTGGCATGAATGGGCATCAGGTCACCTCATCCCACACATCGCTCACCGGGCCGGCGATGGTCTCGATGCCGAGCGAGGCCCGCGCCGATGCGATGGCCGTCTGTAGCTGTAGCCCTGGTGGGCGGGTCGATGTGCCGTACTCGATGTATGGGCCATAGCTGACCGGGTTGGTGACCACAATGCGGGTCTCATCGCCGGTGGTCTCCACATCGACGGTGTCACTTGAGCCATCGCCGGCGAGCACATCGAGCGAGACCCGCCACCCGGCACGATACCGGCCGGTGTCTACCGGCACACGCTCAGCGACATCGGCGACCACATCAAATGCGAGCTTTCTGATGATTTGGTCGGCCACCTCGGGTAGCCGGTCGATGAGCTCGCGCAGCGCCGGCGTGAGCGCATCGCGGTCAATGAATACCCTCATCGCGCTCATGGTGTGCGCCTGGCGGTGAGGGTGTAGACGATACCGAGCGGGTCAGATGACACACCGACCACGCGCCGCCGGTCGCCGCCATCGACCACCACCGATGACAGGGTGGGCACACTCGACAGGCTGCTCGCTGTGACGTGGTATCGAATGTCGCCGAGCTGTAGACCGCCGGCGGCCTGTGCCACCTCATCGAGCGTCACCTCGGCGCGTAGTACGCTCACGGTGTCATCATCTGAGGTGATGGTCACAGTACCGGCGGCATCGCTCACGGTGCGGCCGGTGGGCGTCGATACCGTGATGGTGGTGGGCGCAACGTCGGCATCACCCACCATACCCGCGATGTCAGCCTCAATGGCTGCTCGCATGGTCGGGCTGATGATGTCGGCGCCGCGCAGGTTCATCAGGTGATACCACCCATGAAGCCGAACCATGCGACGCCATCACACACACACAGGCCAGATTGATTCTGGTCGAGGGTGATGATGGTGGCGCCACCATCATCTTTGACCGTGATGGCCTCGGCCGCATCGGCGGTGTTGCAGATGATGAGCTGACCGATAAAGTCGGCCTCGGCGGGCAAGGTGAGGTTTTGAGCGCCGCCGGCCGGGTCAACCAGGACGATGTTTCCGGTGAGCTGGGTCTGTGCTGCGCCGGCCGTGCCGGTCACCAGCGCGTGCGCGGCATTCGCCATGCTCACGCTCTGCACGGTCTCAAAGTACACACCCTGCCCGTTGATGCGGTGGGCGTTGTTTGGGCCGGTGGTAAAGGTGTCGCCGATGGCCATGTGGTCACCTCACAAAATGATGGGTTCATCGAAGCCATGATCCATCGGCAGTAGGCCGGGCATGACTACAGCGAATGAAGGCAGGTCGCCGCCGTACACCGTGAGCGCCTCTTTGATGGCCTCTATCTGTGCGGTGTCATCGAGGCTGAGCCCCTGCATCGAGAAAGACTTGGCGCGTCTTGCTTTATCCACCAGCAAGACGCGCAGACACGCGACCGTCGCACCATCGACACTACCCTCGGTGCTGAGCATCTGGTCGATCTCAGCATCTTCAAAGATGTACGCGGTCGCCGATGTGTCGGCGAGGTTGAAGCGCACACGCCCACGGTCTGTGGTGATGTCATAGGTGAAAGCCACGACGGTCGCCCCGGTGTCAGGTATCAGGAGTCGGCTTTGTTCGCCGCATAGTGGTAACGCCAGTTGGTAACGGTCGCTCCAAACTGGTATTCCGCGATGATGCTGATGTCGCCGTTCATGTGCTGATACTGGCGCAGCGAGGGTGCGCCGCTGTCGTAGACACGGAGGCCCTTCTGAGCCTGGATGACCCAGTAGGCGCTCGCCGATGCGGCATCAGTGAGCGCGCGCCATGAGACCGGGATGAGCTGGCCCTGGAGCGGGTTGATGTCGTTGTTCGCGCTGCCTGGCAGCTGCACCGAGTTGAGGATCTTGTTGGCAGTGAAGATGAGCGCCGGCGGCACGATGAGGTGCGTGGGCCGAATGACAACCCGGTCGCCACGGTCATCGACCGCGTTCGTGTGGCGCATCGCCGTGAGCACCGTCTCAAGGTTCGCCTCGGTGAGTGCGAGCGACGTATTGATGTTGCTGTACGTCGAGCTGCCACCGCCGATGGTGTGCGCGCCATCGAACCACGGCAAGCCATCATAGATGAAACCGGCGTTCGGGTCGGCGTTGTTGAGGTACGAGTTATCAAAATACTCGGTGCTTCCAGCGGTCAGCGTGCCTTTCTGGAACAGGCCGGCGAGGTGATCATCTTTCTGGATGATGGCGAGCTCGCCCCACTCACGCGCGGCCGTGACGATAGACTCGCGGGCCTCGGCGAGCCGGTTGGCGGCGAGCACGGTGGCGGGGATGCGGATGCGGCGAGAGTACCGCTTGATGGCCGCCTGCCAAGTCCAGCCCTTATCGAGCGTCGAGTCTTCCGGGTCGGCGCCATCCTCGATGGGCATGAAGCGGTCAACATTCTGGAATACTGCGCCCTTGTCGCCGTACAGCGGTGCGCCGGCATCGCCGACGCTCACGACCTCGGCCACCTGGGGATAGAGCGGCGTCTCACGCTCATACATTTCAAACATGGCCGGATAGCCGTCATTTTCGATGAGCTCTTGGATCTGTGTTGCGCTGATCATCAGACCACGCCTCCATAGGTAGCCATGATGAGCGAGACGATGCACGAGTTATCGTCCACATCGACATCATGAATGAGAACATTGTCGGTGGTGCTCGCTGAGACGCTGATGGCATCGCCGGTGGCGGCGATGTCGCATGACTTCAGCTTCATGGTCTCGGCGAGTGTGCCGGCGCCCACATTGACGCGGTAGTACGCCTGCTCGCTGACGTTGACCAGCACCGTCGCGCCGCCATCGCTGGTGGGGCTGGTGACCTTCTCGACAGCGATGCCGACGGTGGCATCGCTGAGCGTGTCAACGTCCTGATAGTAGTTGGTGGCCGCCTTCAGGCGGATAGCATCGCCGACCTCGATGTCAGCCGATGAGCTTGCGAGCGGTAGGCGAACGAGCACCCGGTCGCCATACGCAAAATCGAACCCTTTAGCCATTATGGCCTCCCTGCTCGTATTGTCTCGCAGGGTCGAGGCCGACTATCGGCGCCGCTCCATGCGAGGCTTCCAAATTTTTTCGTAGTACACCCGTGCATCGCTGTACCCATACCGCTCGGCCTCCTTGAGACACTGGGTGGGGATCTTGTCTTGAGCGATGGCGCCGGTACGGGGCGGAATGCCGCCGGTGGGCGTGTTCTGTGTGATGACCGATTCGAGCTTGGTGAGCTGCTCGGCTACCAGATCCGGTGTCATGCCATCTGGCACAAGCGCCCGGAATGACTCGGGGAGCGCGGCGAGGCGGGCGGTGTTCGCCTCGGTGAGCTTCTTGAGCCGGCCAGCCTCGCGGGCCTGGAAGTCGGCGAGCTGCGCGCGGGTGGCTTCCAGCTCGCTCGATGCAGTCTGGTAGAGCTGCTCGAACTCGCCGCGCCGCTTGGCATCCGCCTCGCGGGCCTCGCGCTGTGTCTTCTCGATGTCGGCGAGGCGCTGCTCCAAGTCCTGGCGGCGCTTCCTCTCGGCCGTGAGTGCCTGCTGTAGTCCGCGCGACTGCGAGCCCTCGGCGGCCTCGCTGGTGGTCTCTGATGGCGCGGTGGTATCTGATGGCTCGCTCACGGTCGGCCCTCCTCTTTTCGCCCGATGTGAGGCCGGCGGCGCCTGAGGGTATCCTGTGGATAAGTCCACAGGGGTTATTGATAACTCGGTATAGCATAAAAGATAACAACGCAACAATAGAGGGTGATGATGCTGGATATCGTACCTGTGGCGGCGGCCTGGGCCGTTGTGGATAAGTCCCACCCAGGGTGGCGGATGCTTGAGCAGCACGGCGAGCGGTGGCGAGCTGTCGAGGCCCTTGAGCGGCTACGCGGTGGCGGCGGTGAGGTCATCGCGTGCGATGGCGCCGATGAGCTTGAGGCGATGCTCGCCGGCAACGTCGCCACGGTGGGTGGGCGCATCGCCGCTGTTGAGGATGTCGATCTGCTCTGCGACCTTCAGCGGGTCGAGGCGGATGGGCTCAGCCGGCGCACCGTGCTCACAGCCATCGCTCGCCGCCGCCGCGCGCTCGGCGGTTAGCCGGTCTCGCGCTCATAGCGGGCGAGCTCTCGCCGCGCCCATGCTCGGCCGGGTGTGCCGCCCCATAGCCCCCATGCCTGAGCCGCTTTTGATGTGCGGTCCTGCCTGGCGGCGGCGCTACCTGGGCTCGCACCGTGCCGAGCGAAGAATGAGACCATCCGCTTTATCACGTCGATGCTCAAGGGTTGCCGGTCGGCGAGCTGGCGAGCGCGGGCGAGGCCGACCGCCGTGCCGCCGCGCCTGGAGGGTGGCAACGTCTCGCGGATGTCGAGCGCGGCCTGTGCGGCGCGCGCCACCGCGCTCGGTGGTGTGCGTGACTTCCAAGTCATCCGGCCGCCCTCCGTGTGAGTATTTCGCCGATGCTGAATGTGACGGGTGCATAGAAGCACCTGCAATTTGGGTGCTGGGGAATGACCGGGC